CTGAAAAAACTGCTTTAATAGAAAGACTAAGAAATTATTTAGGAGAAACATCAAGAACTAAATTACTAGAAAAAAAAGCCCAAGAATCTGAATATCTTCAAAAAGATCTTGCAGCAGTACCTTATACTATATACGTTGGATAATGGCATTATTTGGAAGACAACGTGATATAAACTTATTTAAAACTATCAATCGTGAATTGATGGGGGATGTTATTACCCAACAATGTTCAATTTACAAGTATAAATTAGAAGCAACTAAAGTAAATTTATATGGAGAGGCTTCTGAAGGAAGACATTTTAAAGGTCCTTATATATTTAATGCCCTAATAGCTAGACAAGACCAAGAATATCCTGAAAGTGATTTAGGTGTAGATTTTAAATGGGGGATTGAATTTAGATTTTTAAGAGCAGATTTAGTAGATGCTAACGTAGTCCCGGAAGTGGGGGATGTAATCCTTTATCAAGAAGGCTATTATGAAGTTAACAATATTAATTCTAACCAATACTTCTTAGGGAAAAACCCTGATTATCCTAACAATACAAATCCCTTAAACCCAGGATTGGAGCAATTTGGTGCTAGTCTTTCAATTATATGTAATACTAACTACATGCCTGGAGATTTATTAGGAATTACTAAAGAAAGATTATAATGGCTACAAAAGGAAGAATACCAATCCCTAAATCTCAAGAAGAAATTAGTAAAGGTTTAATTAAACCTTATGATAAATTAAATAGAGGAAATCCTAATACTCCACTTGCTTTAAATAGAGGGGAACAAATTTCTTTTAGAGATGATACTACTAAACCTTTTAGTTTAGGAATTCAAGATATTGATGAAGCTATTTTTTATTACTTTGAAAATGTAATAAAACCTTCTGTTAGTCAAAATGGTCAAACAATTCCCGTCCCTATAAAGTATGGTTCCCCTGAAAGATGGAAAGATATTCAACGAGATGGATATTATAGAGATGATAAGGGTAAGATAATGGCTCCCCTTATTGTAGTAAAACGAAATTCTATAAAAACAGATACTACTTTAAATAAATTAGATGCAAACCACGTCAATAATTTTGAGTATTTTCAAAAATCTTATAATAAAAAAAATACTTATAGTAAATTTAATTTATTAAACAATACTAAACCTTCTAAAGAATTTTATGCTGTAGTAATTCCTGATTTTGTAACTATAACTTATAGTTGTGTTATCTATACTTACTATATAAAACAGTTAAATAAAATTGTAGAAGCAGTTAATTACGCCGCTAACGGGTATTGGGGGGATCCCGAAAGATTTAAATTTAGTACTTTAATTGATACTTTTAATATAGAAACTAATACTCCTAATTCTGATCTAAGAACCGTTAAAGCAACATTTGATCTTACCCTTAAAGGATACCTCATCCCAGATGCTATACAAAAAGATTTAGTTTCTCCTAAAAAAGGATATGGTTTTTCTAAAATTATATTTAGTCCTGAAACCACCTCAGAAATTCCACAATAATCTTTAATTTATGATTTTCCTTACATATTTATAAACAAAATTTTAAATTATGGAACAAACCAAGTTATCCCAAGAAGAGTTAGATACTCTTAATCAGTTACAACAAACTCAAATTAATATTATTAATTCATTAGGACAATTAGAATATAATATTCAATTGCTAGAGTTACAAAAAGAAAATTTAACAGAACAAATAGAAGAACTTAAAAAAACTGAAGTCAAAATAGGACAAGATTTAACTGCAAAATATGGTAATGGTAGTGTAGATTTAACTTCTGGCACCTTTACTAAATCTGAAAGTTAATTTTAAACACTTTTTAAATATTTATAACAAAATATAAATAAAAATAACTCATGGCAAATAACAACATCGTCTCTCCTGGTATTTACATTAATGAAACAGACCAATCATTTCTCCCTGATGGGATAGTTGAAGCAGGTGCTGCTCTTGTAGGCCCTACTGTAAAAGGCCCCTCAGAAATCCCAACTTTAGTTAGTTCATACAATGATTACGTAGCTAAGTTTGGAGATTTACTTGAAAGTTCAAGCAGTACTTTTACTTTCTTTACTTCAACAGCAGCTTATAACTACTTTAATAATGGAGGAGTTTCTCTGTTAGTTAGTAGAGTAACTCCATCTGCCTATACATCTGCAACATCTGTTGTTACAGGAAGTGCTGCTTCTACTAATTCATTCACCCTAAACACTATATCTCAAGGTACTGATCAAAATAGTGAAGGAACAGCAGCTAATGCAAACGGTTTATTCCCTTCAGGATCAAAAAATAATGTTAGATACGAAATTACTAACTCAAACACTGCCTCAGGAGCATTTACCTTAACTATTAGAAGAGGTGATGACGATGATAACAATAAAATAATCCTTGAACAATATACTAACGTAACACTTGATCCTTTTGAACCTTCATTTATTGGAAGAAGAGTTGGAACTCAACGTGGTACTGTTGCCTTATCGGGTACTGCAAACGCTTATGTTCAAGTAGAAGGAGATTATCCAAATGTTAGTAATTATGTATATGTTGCTAATATTTTAGAAACTCCTAATTATTTGGATAGTGAGGGTAATGTAAGAAATTCAACCTTTAAAGACTACCTTCCCCAAAACACAGGAATAGGAGCAGCTTCTAAAGGATTTACTAGTGGTACAGGTGCCCTCCCAGCAGGTGCTAAATTTGGCAAAGACATAATTTCAAGTAACATACAAGGAGTTAGTGGTAGTGATTATACTCAATCTTTCTACTTATTGAATGATCCCCAATACAAGTACACTTCATTAGTAGCTCCTGGTTTGAATTATGCTAACCATTCAACTGAATTAAACATACTGCTTACTAATGCTAAAGATAGACAAGACTTTATAGCAGTAATAGACTTAGGTTTATACTCAGCTACTATTGGTGAAGTTACTTCTCAAGCAACTTCTATTAATAATTCATTTGCTGCCTCTTACTACCCTTGGTTAAATGCTAATGACCCAGCAAGTGGAAGATTAAATTGGGCACCACCTTCTACGTTTATTCCTGGAGTATATGCTTATAATGATAAAGTTGGGGAGCCATGGTTCGCTCCGGCGGGTTTAAATAGAGGTGCATTACCAACCGTAAATAAAACCGCAAGAAGTTTAACTAAAGCTAATAGAGATACTCTTTATGAAGATAAAGTAAATCCTATTACTACATTCCCTAATGCAGGAGTAGTAGTATTTGGCCAAAAAACACTTCAAACTAAAGCTTCTGCTCTTGATCGTATTAATGTTAGAAGATTATTAATTAACATTAAACAATTCTTGGATCAGCAAGCGGGTAACATAGTATTCGAAGCTAATACAATAGCTACTAGAAATAATTTCTTAGCAATTGTAAACCCTTACCTCGAATCGGTTCAACAAAGACAAGGTTTATATGCGTTTAAAGTTATTATGGATGAAACTATCAACACTCCATCAGTTGTAGATAGAAATGAGTTAGTAGGCCAAGTATACTTGCAACCCACTAAAACAGCAGAATTCATAATCTTAAATTTCAATGTTCAATCAACAGGAGCTTCTTTCCCTGAATAATAAAAATTTAACTTTAAATTAATAAAAACTAAAATCTCTAATATTTATTAACAAATAACACACACATGGCAGTATTAGATTCAAACGAAATTTTTTTCACAGCATTTGAACCCAAACAACAAAATAGGTTCATATTATATCTGGATGGCATCCCTAGTTATACCGTTAAAGGTATTAGCGGAATTGGAGTCAGCCAAGAAGCAATTACAATTAACTATATTAATGTCTTACGTAAAATTAAGGGCAAAACCACTTGGAATGATGTTACTTTAACACTTCATGATCCTATTACTCCTTCTGGAGCTCAAACCGTAATGGAATGGGTAAGATTAGGACATGAGTCTGTAACAGGTAGAGATGGTTACTCTGATTTTTATAAAAAAGATTTAACCCTTAACCTTTTAGGTCCTGTAGGTGATATAGTAAGTGAGTGGGTCCTTAAAGGTGCTCTTATTACAGCAGCAACTTTTGGAGATTTCAATTACGATAACGCAGAACCCTCAGAAATTTCATTAACACTTGCTCTTGATTATGCAGTGTTGAATTTCTAATACAAGCCAAAACACCATAAAGAAGGAGCGCACGAAAGTGCGCTCCTTTGTTTTCATTATATATTTATATCAAACAAATAAAGTTATTAACAATGAGTGACACACAATTTAATTTACCAACAGAGGTTATAGAGCTACCTTCAAAAGGCTTACTTTATCCTAAAGATCATCCTTTAGCAGAAGGGAAAGTAGAAATAAAATATATGACTGCTAAAGAAGAAGATATTTTAACTAACCAAAATTATATCAAAAACGGATCAGTAATTGACAAACTCCTCCAATCATTAATTGTAACAAAATGTAATTTTGATGATTTACTAGTGGGTGATAAAAACGCAATTATGATTGCTGCACGGATTTTAGCGTATGGTGCAAAGTATGAGATTATATACGATGGTATAGCGCAAGAAGTCAATTTAGCATCCCTAGAAAACAAAGCAATTGATGAAAGTCTTTTCATAGATAAAAAAAATGAATTTTCTTTTACGTTACCCCACACTAAAAACGAAGTTACTTTTAAACTTTTAACGGGACATGATGAAAAGAAAATTGAAGCAGAATTAAAAGGATTAAAAAAACTCAGTAAAACCAACTCAGCAGAGGTTACTACGAGATTAGCACATACTATTAAATCTATAAATGGTTCTGCTGAAAGAAAAGATGTTAGAGAATTTATTAATAATTATTTTTTAGCTAAAGACCTTAGAGAATTTAGAAATTACTATAGTCAAATCACTCCCGATATCGATATGGATGTTACGGTAGTGACCACCGATGGGGAAGATGAATCGGTAAAACTCCCCATCGAGCTAGGGTTTTTTTGGCCTGACGCCTGAATCAGCACCCATAATCCGTCAAAATCTATTTAGTCAAATTCACGAAATAGTATTCCACGGACAGGGAGGGTATTCTTGGGGAGATGTTTATCAAATGCCTACTTGGCTTCGTAAATTTACATTCCATAAAATAAAGGAACATTATGATAAACAAAACAACTCAGACCAAGAAGATGCAACCCAAAGCTGGCTTCAGGGGCCTGCACGGCAAGAAGCGTCAAAAAACAAACAAATAAAGAAATCTACTTATTCTACTAATGTGAAAAAAGCATC